GCTCTTCCTACTTCAATAGGATCTGCAGAAAACCAAGCACTCTCTCTTAAAATCATTCTGTCTATTGCTGCAGAAGGATGTACCGGTGTTAATGTTCCTCCTACATAAGTTACAAAATCTTTATCTAAGAAGTCAACATGACCTGACCAAGCACTTGCAATGATTGGCTTATTCACTAAACTGAATTCAAGTAGTGGTCTTCCAAATCCTTCTCCTTTTGTAAGAGAAACCATTGCTTTTACTTTCGGATGATTATATAATTCATTTACTTCTGCATCAGTCATCTCTCCATGTAACAAATAAATGTTAGGTAAATCTCCTTTTACAGTTTGTCTTATTGCATCAATCTTATCCAATACAGCTTCTCTATCCATGATAGAAGTTCCTGAGCCTGCTTGTACTTTTAGGACAAGTGCAGGACGTTTCTTAGCTGGTTTGTTTTTAAATGTTTCTAAGAATGCTTTAATTGTGTATCCAATATTCTTCCTATCCTCTCCAACTTCTCCTGGAAGCCAGTGACCTACAACTAGGTAACACCAATTCTCTTCTACGTTACTTAAATCTAATTTAGATACTGTAGGAAAGTATTTTGTAGTATCTCCTCCTTCAAATAGAACTTCCATTTTAGTTTGCAGTTCAATATGTCCTGTTACTTGTCCAGTTCTATTATCTTGCATGTTAAATTTACTTTCAGTAAATACTTTCTTAGCATGTTCAGATGAAACTAAAACTAAATCCATATTATTACATCCCTGTATCCAAGAAGCATCACAAAGTGTAGTTTCAATACCAGCTGTCAATCCGATATTATATTTACCTACCTTTTGAAATTCATTAGGTACTGTAATTTGTATCCAGATATCAGGTTGTGCTGTTAATTGTGTTGTAATTCTAGAACTTAAAGAAGTATTTCCATGATCTTGTAAGTATCCAAATCTTGTATTACCCCATCTTTGTGGAAGTATTTTTACGTCATATTTGTCCAAATCGATAATTGATTGTACAAAATCTCTTGCTCTTGCTCCATATCCTGAATAAGTATCGATAGGGCAGCTTACTACTAATGTAGGTTTACTCATAACTAGTATATTAATTTATGTGTTATACGTTTTTTAGGTCTGTCTGTGATTTTATGTAAATCAAATCTAGAACTCGGTACAAACTTTTCGAATGATTCTTCCATTGCATCAATTACATTTTCACACATTTGTCTTGAAGACATTCCTGATTCATCTGATGTTACCCATTCTCTGGCTAATAATCCTTTCTCATCTCTTTCTTCTTTAGGCATCTCATATGCTTTTAAGATAGCTGTTGCTACATCTTCAGGAGCACATCTATCATCAAAGATGTAAGGAGTTGGTACCGAACCTACTAATGATATGTTTGAAGGGTAGACCGGAATAGCCCATTTACCACATTTCTTAAAAGTTCCTCTATGGTTAGAAGGAAAATCAGGAGTAAAATCAATCCACTTACCGTCATTATATTCAAATCTCATTTGATCTTGCATACCTCCGGTTACATTTGCAATAATCATTCTACCTGCCATCATAGTTTCAGTTAATGATAATCCCCATCCTTCGTTTGAAGTAATAAGTAATCCAACATCTGCTATGTTATATAGTAGGTTCATTTGCGGAGTTTCCAATTTATCTTGTGAGAAGAATACATTTACGTTTTCATCACAAAGAGCTTCCCTTACTGCATAAAGATCTGTACCATTTTCATCTACAGCTTGTGTATGCATTACAAGAGCACACCTCTTTGCCTTCTCTTCTCCAATCATATCACAGAAAAGTTTGTAAGAAAGTATTACATCTCCTGGAGATTTTCTTCTAATGTTTCTTGAATTAAAAAGAACTACAAAGTCAATTTCTTTTTCTCCAAACATTTTCTTTTTAAACTCTTGTAATAATCCAAAATTCTCATGACCTTCTCTAATAGGAAAGAAATGTTTATCGTTTATTCCGTGAGGTACATATTTGATAATTTTATCTTTAGCTGATTCTCCTAAAACAATCTCATTTATATTTTTAGTCTGTTTTGAGATAGCCATTAATAAGTCACATGATTCATAATATGCTTTATTGTATAGAGGTGCTGGAAGGTCATCCCAAATATTTAGGTAGTGAATTGGAATTTGATTTCTAATTTCTCTTTCAATTTCAAATAACCAAGTCCAATATCTTGGATCTGTAAAGATAAAGATTGCATCTGGCTTTTCTTGTTGAATTAATGTTCTAATAAGCATTGCATCTCCATAACCATTATTTGGTAGTACTCTTACCCAAGCATCTTCTAATTCAGCTACTTTATTTACCTCAGGTGAGATATCAATTCCTTTTCCTACCTCAGGATGATTGATTGCTGCTCCTACATTGAGCCAATTAAAATGATGTGCTGTTCCTATAACAATCTCTCTTGCCATAGTTGCGATACCGGAATGCATCCTAATATCATCACATAACAGAAGAATCTTTTTACGATCTTCTTTTTTAACATAACGAAAATTTTGTTTCATGTAACTACTTTAATTTAATATTTGTTTGATTGTGAAGCTTTTGTTTAAAGTCTTCTTCTGTAAGATATAAATAAATTGCTCTGTCTACAAGCTTTTGTAGAGAAAATTTGTATCTTATACATTCTTCTTTGAATTCTTGGAACAATTCCTGTTCCACTTTAACCGATGTTAGTTTTTTGTTGTCCATATTTATATTTGTTTAGTTATATATAAATATATACAGAAATTAAAAACTAGCAGTACAATGCTCTGTTCCTCTATAAGGACAGAAATTACAATTACTTTTTGATGGTACCTTTTCGTATTCCTTATCTATGTACTGACCCTTATCATCGAAAGCATCTTGAATAAATTTTGCAAGAGCTGTATTTGCTTGACCTCTTTTTATCTTTCCTGATGGTGGAACAAACTCTTGAACTCTCTTCCCCATTGCTGGATATTCTGGATCTAAGGGTACTTTTCTTTTTACAATGAAGTATTTTACATCTACTTTTTCTACATCGATTTGAAATTGTTTTGCTAGAAATTCTTTGTAAAGAAGAAGCTGTGCTAATTTCTTATCATCCTTTTTAGCATATTGATTCCATCCTGATGTTGATGTTTTAATATCGATTATAGTGTACTTGTCATCCTGCTCATCGTATAGAAGTAAATCAATATACCCTTTAAAGAAAATATTCTCAGATATTTGATGTACTAAAGGAATTTCTACCCCTACCAGCTTAATATACTTGGTTCCAAAGAAGATAGAGCGTTTCTTCTTAATGTACTTTAGAATTTCAATACCATCATTATGAAACTCAGATAACTCGTTAGAACTAGAAAAATGCTCTCCATATCTTTCTTTCTCTTCTGCATATACTGTTTGCATTTTAGAAAGAAGTAATGCATCTAAATCCATCTCCATTGCTTTCTTTACTGTTCCTTCATATAATTCAGTAAGCCATTCTTGAAGTGTTTCGTGAAATGCAGTGCCGAATACAGTATGAATGGTTGGTTTATATTCCTGGAGTTTCTTAACATAACTCAATGCCCATTGATGTGGACAGGTATTATATGCTAGAGTCTGTGAATATGAAATAGATTTTTCAATTTCGTAATTAATAAACTTAGGTTGATAGTCTCTAAAGATCTGTAATTGTTTAAGATTCTTTTTTGCCATCTTTTAGGTTTTTAATTTCTCTTTTTAAATACCATAGAGCTTTTTCAAGTTCCTGGATTGTTTCGTCTTTTTTTCCAGCTCTTGAAATATACTTCACAGTATTTCCTAAACAGAATCCTAAGTCCCAAGCTTCAATAACTTTAATTGCTTCGTAGGGATTATCCTTTCCTCCGTAATGTTTTGGATGATTTACTAATTCTTTCTTTGGTTTGTCTTCATCAATAGTAAAGATTCCTTCTCTGTCGTTCATATTATAACGTTTATATAACTATAGTATAATATAATAAAAAAGGCCTGCGAAAGCAAGCCTGGATTAATTTATTGTAAAAGTAGGAATGATGATGCTATAATTCCTATACCTGTTCCTACCTTCCATAAGAACGACTTTGTCCTTTGTTGTTTTAATTCTTTTTTTAAATCACTAGAAAGTTTATCATATTGCTGTACTTGTAACTCTAACTGACCAATAATAAATTGACTATTCTTATCCTTATCTTCATGCATTTCTAACATAATAGTTTTAACTTTAGAAATGTCTTCTAATTTCCCAATTTTAGATTCAAGAAGTTTTATCTCCTCTATACATCCATCATAACGTAATAAATCTTTAGCTACTTGCCTAGCTATTGGAGTTGGTATACAAACTTCAGTTGTATCAGTCTTTACTATTGTTAAGGGCTGGGTTGTAGCGGTTTGTGAAAAAGTATTCCAACTCAGGATTAGAAAGCTTGTTAACAGTATTAATTTTTTCATTTGTTTTTTCTTTTACTATGGTTATTGTTTTATCTATATGGTGTACTTCTTTATTAATAGTTATGACTTTTTCTTTGACTGAGTCAATCTTTGTATCAATACTTGTATTTATTGTCTTTGCTGAATCTACTTTTGTTTGAATAGATTCTATCTTATCCTTATAGCTATTAATATCAGTTTTAATTCTACCTGTATTAAGTAAGTTCCATCCTACTAGTATAACTATGATTATTAATAAGATATTTTGCTTATCTTTGAACATCTCTTTCTCCTTTATGTTTATCTAATTTATCTAATATTTGAGTAAGTAATTCATTCTTAACTATACCTACCATTGAAGCATTCTTTAAAACTGAGATTAGTTGAAATACTAGGAAAGGTGCCATAATTGTCTCACTTAACCAAGATGTTCCTGTAAATCCTTTCTCAATTGAAAGAATACATGCCAGCATTATTATCCAGAATATAAGAGTTTTTACAACTTTTAATGCTTTAAATGTTTGAAATCCTTCTCTTTTTATTCCAGCCCATACCCCAAAGAATCCATCTGCAAAGATGATTAATCCTACTGCTAGGAATTGTTCTATGTTATCTGCAGTTAAGTTAAAAAAATAAGTACCAATAAAGGCTAGTAATGTTGACATTGATAGTGTAATAATTAGTCCTGTTTTCATGCTAACTTAGTTTACGTCTTTTAAAGAATCTCCACCCATTGTTTGACCTGTTGAACACGAACCTTTCTTGTCACCTCTTTTACAAGCTTTATCTACTTCTAGCCCATCTAACCCTACATCTTTCTTTTTAGCATTTTTGGCTAGATACTTTTTATATTGCTCTTCATCAGTG